ACGCCGACGTAGGCTCGGGCCCCCTGCGCGACAGCATCCTGCCGCTGCCGTACAAAGAGCCCAGCGCCACGCTGTTCAACCTGCTCAACGGCATCGTGGAGGAGGCACGACGCTTCGCCTCGACCGCCGACATGAAAGTGTCGGACATGTCCGCGCAGGCGCCTGTGGGCACCATGCTGGCCCTGCTGGAGCGCCAGCTGAAGGTCATGACCGCCGTGCAGGCGCGTGTGCACGACTCGCTCAAACAGGAACTGAGCCTGATTCGCGACATCATCCGCGACGACGCGAGCGAGGAGTACGACTACGAGACTGACCCCACCGACGACCGCCCCCGCGCTCGCAAGCGGGACTTCAGCATGGTGGAGGTCATCCCGGTCAGCGACCCCAACGCGGCCACGCTGGCTCAGCGGGTCGTGCAGTACCAGTCGGCCATCCAGCTTGCGCAGATGGCTCCGCAGATCTACGACCTTCCGCAGCTGCACCGGGGCATGCTGGAGGTGCTGGGGATCAAGAACGCCGAGAAGCTCGTGCCGTTGCCCGACGACATGAAGCCGACCGACCCGGTCACCGAGAACATGAACGTGCTCAAGGGCAAGCCCACGAAGGCTTTCCTGCAACAGGACCACGAAGCGCACCTCTCGGTGCACCTGTCAATGCTCAACGACCCCTTGCTGGCACAGACGCTCGGGCAGAACCCGCAGGCGCAGATCATCTCCGGCGCACTGCACGCCCACATCGCCGAGCACCTTGGGTACGCTTACCGCGTCAAAGTCGAGGAGCGTCTTGGGTACACGCTGCCAGACCCCGAGGAGAACTTCTCGCCCGAAGCGGAGAAAGCGCTGGCACCCATGCTCGCGCAGGCGGCACAACAGGTGCTGGCGAACAGTCAGTCCATCGCGGCGCAGCAACAAGCACAGCAGCAAGCCCAAGACCCGCTTATCCAGATCCAGATGCAAGAACTGCAGCTTAAGATGCAGGAGCTTCAGCTTAAAGCACAGAAGCTTGCTGCTGATGCTGCGGCCAAAGCAGACGAAATCGATCTTAAGCGTGAAGAGGTCTCCGGCCGACTGCAGCTTGAAGCTACCAAGCTGGGTGCCGACATTCGTGCCAAGCAAACGAAGTTGGCAGCAGATCAAGAGCGCGAAGGTGTCAGGATGGGTATTGACATTGCCAAGTCAAAGCAGCAAACGCGAAAGGATAGGACGTGATACAGTCCTTTGCAGAAGCTCTGCGCGCTCAGCTGCGCAAGGACATGAATAACTACGCGGACGACATGGCCAACGGGGCCTGTCGTTCATACGAAGACTACAAACACCTTTGCGGCGTTATTCAGGGACTGGCGTACGCAGAGGCTCACCTACTGTCCCTGCTAGAAAAGGTTCAACGCTCCGATGATGACTGAACAACTCACCCTGCCCGGCATGGAGATGCCGGAGCCTATCCAGCCGTTCGACGCCCCGCCTGAAGGCGCATCTGACGAGGCTAAAGGCAAGCAGCTGCCCAAGCCAACTGGCTGGAAAATCTTGTGCATGGTCCCTGACGTAGCAGATACGTTCGAGAACTCGCGCATCGTCAAGGCCGACAGCTTCATGAAGATGGAAGAGCACGCCACTACCGTGCTGTTCGTCGTTGAAGTCGGGCCTGAGGCGTACAAGGACACCACCAAGTTTCCGTCAGGTCCGTGGTGCAAAAAGGGTGATTTCATACTGGTCCGTACCTACTCAGGTACGCGTTTCAAGATCTACGGCAAAGAGTTCAGACTCTTGAACGACGACCAGATCGACGCAGTTGTTGAAGATCCGCGTGGCATCACACGCGCTGCTTGAGGAGCTAACGGTGAGTACCGAGAACCAGAACGAAGTGGAAGTAACTTCGGCCAACGACGAGATCGAAATCGAGGTGGTGGATGACACCCCTGAGGCAGATCGAGGCCGCAAGCCGCTCGATAAGCCCGTAGAAGAGCCTACGGACGACGAGCTATCAAGCTACTCGGAAGGCGTGCAGAAGCGCATCAAAGAGCTTACACACGCCCGCCACGACGAGCGTCGTGCCAAGGAAGCGCTCGCACGAGAGAAGCAGGAGCTTGAGCGCATCGCCGCCGCGATGGTGGAGGAGAACAAGCGACTGCGTCTGCAGAACACGCTTGGCGCCAGCAAGCTCGCGACGACAGCAGTCAATGCCGCTGACGCCGACGTGGAAAAAGCCAAGCAGCGTCTCAAAGCCGCCCACGACGCGTTCGACACGGACGCCATTGTGGCAGCGCAGGAGGCGCTGGCCGACGCCAAACTGCGGCAGCAGCAGGCGCGGATACTCCAAAAGCGCCAGCCCGCTTTACAGCGCGAACAGCCTGTGGTACAACAGCAACAACCTGCTGAACCCAAGCCCCAGCTCGATGAGCGGACCTTGCGCTGGCAAGCACAGAACCAGTGGTTTGGTGACGCAGAACACGAGGACATGACTCTCTACGCACTCGGGCTGCACAAGCGGCTGGTGCGGGAAGGGCTCGACCCTCGCACTGAGCAGTACTTCGAGCAAGTTGATGCTCGCCTTCGTGAGACCTTCCCGAAATTCTTCGGCAAGTCTCGCAACAACGCCGCTGACAAACCGGACAGTAGGCCGGCAAGCGTGGTCGCCCCCAGTGCCCGGAGTACGGGCAGCAAGAGAATTCAGTTGACGCCGACGCAGCTTGCGCTGGCAAGGAAGTACAACCTGACTCCGCAGCAATACGCAGCGGAAGTTCTCAAACTGGAGCGAGCCAATGGCTGATCAGCGCACCCCCCGGGATCTGGTGTCCCGCGAAAAGACCCAACGATTCGAGTACAAGCCCCCGTCGACGCTGCCTGATCCTGCCCCGCAGGCCGGCTGGGCGTTTCGGTGGGTAGCAACCCACGTTCTTGGCACGGCGGACCCCCGCAACACTTCGCAGAAGTTCCGTGAAGGCTGGGTTCCGGTCAAAGCCGAGGATCATCCCGAGATTGCGGTCCCCGGTGCGGTCAACGCGAGCGGGAACATCGAAATCGGGGGACTGGTGTTGTGCAAGATTTCTGCCGAAATCGCCCGGGCCCGAGACGAGTACTATGCTCGTCAGACGGCAGACCAGACGGAGTCGGTGGACCGAAACTTCATGCGCGAGAATGATGCACGGATGCCGCTGTTTGCGCAGCGTAAGACGGAAGTGTCGTTCGGACGCGGTTCTTAAACACAGGAGTCAAACATGGCATATCCCCTTGTTGACGCTCCGTACGGTTTCAACCCCGTCAATCAGCTTTCGGGGTACCCGTACGCTGGCGCAATCCGCCAAGTGCCGATTGGCTACGGCTACGCTGCCAACATCTTCAACGGCGATCTCGTTGAACTTGCGGCTGGCGTTGTCACTGTCACCGGCATGACCACCTCGACCACCACCACGGCGCGCGCCGGTCAGGTCGGTGTGTTCGTGGGCTGTTCCTACACCAACCCCTCGACGGGTCAGAAGCTCTTCGCGCAGTACTGGCCTTCTGGCACGCTCGCGAATGATGCGATGGCCTTCGTGGTGGACGACCCGTACGCCGTCTTCAAGTCGGTTGCGATTGGTCAGCCTTCGGCTGGTCTGTCCAACACGGCGACGACGGTCGGCTACGTCAACCAGAACTTCGTCGGCACCAACGTCTACTGCGTCACGGGCGGCACGGGCAACACGCTCACCGGCAACTCGGTGATGGGCGTCTCGGGCGATCAGCCGACCAATGGCACGGGTAACGTGCGTCAAGCGGCGGCGCGTCCGTTCCGTATCGTCGGTGTGGTGCCTGAGACGGCGGTAACCCTCGTCGGTTCCGGTACGTCCTCGACCACCACGGTCACTCTGTCTTCGGCCATCGCCGGCCTGCAGGCGGGTATGCAGCTGATCGTTCCCAACGTGACCAATGCGCGTCCGGGCGACTACTGCACCGTGACCAACGTGAACGGCACGACGGTGACGATCTCCAAGTCGGTGACCATCGCTACCGCGACCACGCTGACTTTCGTCGGCTACCCCGAAGTCCTCGTGAAGTGGAACTCCGGTTACCACTCCTACGAGTTCGCAACCGGCATCTGAGGAGAATTCATCATGGCAATTACCCGTGCCCAACTGCTGAAGGAACTCCTGCCGGGGCTTAACGCGCTGTTCGGTCTGGAGTACGCTCGCTACGGCGAGGAGCACAAGGAGATCTACGAAACCGAGTCTTCGGAACGTAGCTTCGAGGAAGAGACCAAGCTGGCCGGTTTCGGTGCAGCGCCGGTCAAGGCCGAAGGCTCCGCGATCCAGTACGACAACGCGCAGGAAGCGTGGACTGCTCGCTACAACCACGAGACCATCGCGCTCGGTTTCTCGATCACCGAGGAAGCTGTGGAGGACAACCTCTACGACAGCCTCAGTGCCCGGTACACCAAGGCGCTGGCCCGTGGTATGGCCTACACCAAGCAGGTCAAAGCGGCCAATCTGCTGAACCAAGGCTTCTCGTCTACCGTGGTCTACGGCGATGGTGTCAGCCTGTTCAGCACGGCCCACCCGCTCGTGTCCGGTGGCGTCAACAGCAATCGTCCTGCTACGGCGGCGGACCTGAACGAGACTTCGCTCGAAGCGGCAGTCATTCAGATCGCGGCGTGGACGGACGAGAAGGGTCTGCTGATCGCTGCCAAGCCGAAGAAGCTGATCATCCCGCCGGCCCTGATGTTCGTCGCCACCCGACTGCTGGAAACCAACCTGCGCGTCGGCACCACGGACAACGACATCAACGCGCTGAAGAACAACGGGTCGATCCCCGGCGGCTACACGGTCAACCACTTCCTGACCGACAGCAATGCGTGGTTCCTCACCACGGACGTGCCTAACGGTATGAAGCACTTCGTCCGCACCAAGCTGTCTACCAGCATGGACGGCGATTTCGATACCGGCAATGTTCGCTACAAGGCCCGTGAGCGTTACAGCTTCGGCGTCAGCGATCCGCTGGGCATCTACGGCTCGCCCGGTTCGAGCTAAGCAACACGAAGTAGCAGCACAAACGGCCCCCTTGTGGGGCCGTTTCTTTTATGCTAGCCTTGGTTTAACCGAGACCTATCACAGCCCGTCGACTGACTCGGCAGATTTTCCTCAAGACGGCGGGCGCAGACTGAGGACAAGCCATGGGCTTCGCCACCATTTCCGGGCCGGTTCGTGCCGGCACCGTCCGCTACGCACCCGGTGAGAACACCGGCCTCGTCACCCTGTCGCGCACGGCGTACGTCAACGTCTCTGGTGTTGCGCTGACCGCCGCCCCGGTCGCACAGACGCTTTTCACCCTCCCGGCCGGTTCCAAGATCCTGAACTTCATCCCTGAAGTGCTGACCACCATTTCGGGCGGTGGTGTGACGCAGGTCGGCGTGCAGATCGGCAAGTCGGGGTCTGCTGCTGAATTCGCGGCGTCGTTCAACACCGGCACTGCGGTGGCGCGTGTGACGCAGGCCACAGTCGACACGGCCATCTCGGGCAAAGTCGCGGCGCTCGACAACATCGGAACGGTCGATGTTCCGGTGCAGGCCACCTTCACTGCCACCACGGGTAACCCGACGGCAGGCCAGATCGCGATCACGGTGGTCTATCAGCAGCGTCTTGACAACGGCGCACAAGTCCCCGCCCCGAGCAGCTACTGATCGTGCTTAGGCACGATTGAGGAGGCACAATGCGTCCAGTAGTTTTCACGCTCAGCGGTGCAGCTAGTACGTCCAGCGTGTGTCCGCTGGACCACTACATGTCGCCGTTCAACATCGCGCTGGGTGTCACGGTCACGGGCACGGTGAACTACACCGTGCAGTACACCTTTGACGATGTGTTCGCTCCCGGCTACGATCCCGCAAGCGGTAACTGGGTTAATCACCCTAGCCTTACCTCGCAAGCTGGTAGTCTGGATTCCAACATCGCGTACCCTGTTCGAGGGGTGCGTTTGGTGATGAACTCTGGTACCGGCACAACGCGGCTGACCATCATTCAGGCCGGAGGTCCGGGGGTATGATCGCCACGGGAATTAGCGGAGCAGCGCCCGACAACGACGTTGCCAAGACCTTCAAGATGTTGTCTTTGTTGGCGGACCCGACGGCCTACGCTGACAAGATGGCTGCGCTGCAGCAGGCAACTGACGAGTACAACAAGGTCTTGGCACTCGTAGGGCCGGCAACTGAGATCCTTACCCTGCGCGAGCAGGTTGACGCGGATCGCGCCGCCGCTGCCAAGGAGTTGGCGGAAGCCAAGCAAGACGCTGCGAAGACCAAGCAAGAAGCTAAGGCCGCTGCCAAAGATGTCGTGGACACTGCAAAAGTGAAAGCTGCGCAGATGACCACCGCTGCGCAGAAGCTGGAAGCGGACGCAGCAGAGCAGGTCGCGGCAGTTGCCAAACGAGAGCAGGCGCTCAATCAAGCGGCAGATGAGTTGGCCGCGCGGGTAGCGGCGTTTGATGTTCGTGCGGCTGAACTGGATCGCGCAGCGGCCACGCTGGCGGAGCAGAAGAAAGCTCTGGCGGCAGAACGTGATCGTCTTATTGCGCTGCACAAGCAGCACATTGCTGAGCTATCGCAATGACGGGCATCGTAGACTTCCGCACAGCCCTCCTCGATGAGGACGGTAACCCGATCAATTCGGGTAATCCGTTGCCTACTACGGGGGGTGGGGGTGGTGGAGGTGGCGGGTCACTGTCAGATACTGTCTTCGTCGACAGCACCGGGCAACTGTTCGTCTACCGTGATACGGGGTCGGGCACTCCCGGTGCTTTTGCTATCCCTGCGTGGACTTCTTACACGCCCACGGGTGATGTAACGGTATCCCCTGTAAAGATCTCGGGGACTTCCACAGATGTTGTTGTGCCGGTGCATGACGAAGATGCGCACCTTCAGCTTTCCCGCATCATCAACGCGCTTTCTGCCCCGCAAGGGTACGACCGTGCATCGCAACGTCAGCGCGTAACAGCGGCTATTGAATCTGGCACTGTGACGACCGTAACAACGGTGACGACGGTGACGACGGTGACGACGGTGACGGGCTTGACCAATATCGATGGACGTAACGGGGCCATGCTAATCAACCAGACAAATCTGGATGCGTGGGCTAACTGCGTAAGGGCGCGAATTTCTTAGGCGTACGCGATGGCTAACAATTTCAAAAAAGTCATCGATAGGCTTATTTGGGCGCAGGTCGCACCTTCGCCTAATGCGCATGCGGCGGCAACGAGCATGTGCGCAGACATGCGCAGCGACTTGAGCCGCAACCCGTTTGCCTACAACCTGATCAGCGCGGCGATTCTCAATCGCTACAACATCATCACCAAAGCGTGGACGCTAGCGGTTAACCCCGGTCTCGGCGGCACCTTTGGTGCGGGCGCAGCGTCTGTGTTCGTGCCGTCTTTTGCAGCGGTTGGCACGATTGCTGCCGGCGCTACAACGACTTCGGTGCCGCTGACCACTGCACTCCCGACGGCGGTGGGCCTCAACATGCTGGCTAATCGGGGCGGCAGCGGCGACTACGGCTTCAAGCTCCGCGTCATTGATACGAGCGTTGGCAAAACGGAAGAGCGGTTTATTGTCGGCAATACCGCATCGTCAACACCCACCCTCACGCTGGACAACCCGCTGACGTTCACCCCAGCAATTGGTTCACGCTACGAACTGTTGTCTGGACGTGTGATGATGCTGTCGGCGGGTGCGCTGGCGGCTACGATTTTCCGCTCTTTCGAAGTAGCGACGAACACCCTTACGTCGCTTACTAACACGAACCTTCCTGCCACGATCAGCACTGATTCCAACATGTTGGCGTTGGATGAGCAGTACACGCCATATGACATGAACCCCGGCGAAGGTATGGTGTTGGGTGGGTTTACGTACGACACCAACATCACCACACGTAAAGCCCTGACGGCCACCGCCTCCGGTGCTTCTACGCTGACGGGCCAAGCTTCTCTTGGCGACGCGGTTGTGTTGGCAAACGAATATCGGAACTTTCAGATCCGTATCGTTCAGGACACGGTGACGCCTGCAGCGGTTGGGCAGCGGCGCATTATCGCAAGCCACACGGCGGGCCCAAGCCCTGTGTACACCCTTGGCACTGCGTGGACTTTTCAGCCAAGCAGCAGCGCCAAGTACGTCATCGAGCTACCAAACCTGCTGCTGTTGCGGTCGTCTGCGACGACAACCGTCTACACCTACAACTACACCGACGCAACAATCAACAACGGCACAAACAACATCGCAGCCAATGCGTGGTCCACGACGTACTTTGGGGTTGGCCCCGGCGCTAACGCAGCGGGGTGTTTGTGGACGCCTAGCTTCGGTATCCAGCCTGATCCCGCGCGAAATGCGCGGCACAGCTTCTGCTACTTCTTCCGTGGCGGATCTGCGCTGGATGTGCTCGACATTGCCGGTGGCACTACCGGGGCTTGGAGCGGTGCGATTGTTTACGACGGCGCATTGACCACAGGCGCGGGCACAACCGGTGCGTATGCGCCTTACGGCGGCGAGGGGCGGTTCTGCTACATGAACGTCTATGTGGCATCGGCGGTTAATCAGTTGTATCGCTTCGATGTGAAGAACCGCGTGCTTAGTCCGCACACACCAACAGATTTTCTGCAATCAGGCACAGCGACACTTGGGTCTCGTATGGCCGCATACGCCGCCATCGACGGTACTGACAAGTACGATGTGATCTTGCTGCAAGCGCATCTGTCCACTATCTCGCAAGAACTTATCGCGCTGGTGTAGTGATGACACTCAGTGATCTACTCAAGCTGGCGCAGTCTAGGCTTGCTTACCTAAATGGGCAGCGGGCGGATGCGGTGGCTATCGGCGATGCTGATGCTATTGCCCGACTTGATGTAGAGATCGGCGACACGCAGACCACGATTGCCCAACTTCAAGGCATGGGAGCCTGATGTGGCAAAGACGCCAGCATGGCAGCGCAAGGAAGGCCAGAACCCTAAAGGCGGGCTGAACGCCAAAGGGCGTGCTTCTGCGAAAGCGCAGGGCATGAACTTGAAGCCCCCTCAGCCTGAAGGGGGCTCACGCCGCGACTCGTTCTGTGCCAGAATGAAAGGTATGAAACGAAAGTTGACTTCTGCTAAGACGGCAAGTGACCCCAATAGCAGGATCAACAAATCGTTGCGGGCGTGGAACTGCTGACATGAACACGGCGAGCGATCACGAAGTAGGGAAGCAGATTCTCGATGTGCTGTCAGTCGCAACAGTGATTGGAGCACTTGTGGACATTCTGCCTTCCGTTGCAGCGCTTTTCACAATCGTCTGGACCGGACTGCGCATCTGGGAGACGGACACTGTGCGCAAACTTACGGGGCGTGAGTGATGCCGTACGCAAGCGAGAAGCAGAAGCGACTGATGCAAGGCGTGGCGCACAACCCCGCGTTCGCCAAGAAAGTGGGTATCCCCCAGTCGGTGGGTAGGAAGTTTGCTGAACACAAAGCTGGCGGCGGTGCCGCTAAGGAGTCTGAGATGAAAGAATCTCCCGCGATGATGAAGAAGGAAGTGGCCTTCATGAAGAAGAAGGGCGCTCCGAAATCGATGATCAGGCACGAGATGGCGGAGGCCAAGGGTAAGCCTTTTGCCAATGGCGGCTACGTTCGTGCTGCTGACGGTGTTGCTCAGAAGGGCAAGACCAAGGCCAAACAAGTCAAGATGGCTGGCGGCGGCAAAACCTGCTGAGGTGAACCATGAAAGCGAAGCGGTACCAAGAAGGCGGGGATGTACCTGAAGGGGGTCGCTTCGCTCAGAGCGACCCGGACATCTACCGACGGGCGCGCGATGCGGTTATGCGAGCGCAGATCGATGAGCAGTTTGGCGAAAAACAGGCTCGTCCTGCCAGCCGTCCTGCCGGTCGTCGTGCCGCTGCGCCTACTGATACGGGCGATGAGACTGCACGGCTGAGCCGGCGTAGCACGCCTGAGACTCCCGCCGCATCGGGCAAAGACCTTGAACGTATGCAACGCATGGAGCGTGCGCAGGCGCTGGAGCGCGTGGAGCCTGAGGCGATGATGCCGCCCCTCCGCGCACTGCGTGGAGCGGCTGCAGGGGCTTCTACGGGGCGTGCGCTGGCAAACACGGCCCCGGTAGCGCGGTTCCTTGGGCGCGGCGAGCCTACGCGTATGGCGCCTGAGCTTGCAGGGCCTGCAGGGCGGCGTTTGCCGCCTCCTGCGGAACCCGCGCCTTCGCGGCTGCTGCCGTCTCCGACCCCACGCCCGGGGTCTGGTGGCGCCGCTGCGCAGCTTGAAGGGCCGCGTGCGTCGATGCGCGCTACGCCTTCTCGTGGACCCGGTGGCAAGGGTGGCAAACTTCGCGCGGAGCCGCCTAAGCGTAAGCCCCCGCGCGATGACGACGAGATGCGGATGTCCGACGATGGGGGTGCGTTCAAGAAGGGCGGCTATGTCCGCTCGGCGGATGGGATTGCTTCGCGGGGCAAGACGAAAGGCAGGTACATCTGATGCGGCCGAGCCGTGGCATGGGCGCGATTGCCCCGGCTAAGCGCCCGCGTACAGTGGTCAAGCGTGACGGCACTGAGCCTGTCAAGATGTTGGCCAAAGGCGGCTTGTACGAGAACATTCACGCCAAGCGTAAGCGTATCGCTGCCGGTAGCGGCGAAAAGATGCGCAAGCCCGGCGCCCCCGGTGCGCCGACGGCACAAGCGTTCGTGCAGTCGGCAAAGACTGCGAAGAGATAGCATGACTACATCCGGCACCACCCTATTTGACTTAGACCTTGTTGAGCTAGTCGAAGAGGCAGGGGAGCGTGCTGGCTTCGAGATTCGCACGGGCTATGACATGCGCTCCGCCCGTCGAAGTCTCAACCTTTTGTTTGCAGATTGGGCCAATCGCGGGCTCAACATGTTCACGTTTGAGCAACTGTCACAAGTGCTCACGCCCGGAACGGCAGCATACCCGCTGCCGGCGGATACCGTGGACATCATGGAGGCGGTGATTCGTACCAACGCAGGTTCCGTCTCCAACCAGACAGATATCGCCATCTCTCGCATCAGCGTTTCGACCTACTCGACGCTGCCAAACAAGCTGCAGCAAGCGCGCCCTCTTCAGTATTTCGTCAAGCGGGGTGTGGATGTCCCCACGGTCACTTTGTGGCCGGTGCCAGACACGTCACAGACTTACACGCTGGTCTACTGGCGGCTTCGCCGCATTCAAGACGCAGGCAACGGCACCAACACGATGGACGTGCCTTTCCGCTTCATTCCCTGCATGGTGGCGGGGCTGGCGTACTACCTTGCAATCAAGCGGCCCGAGAGCATGGATCGCGTCCAGATGCTTAAGGCGCAGTACGACGAAGCGTGGCAGCTTGCGTCTGACGAGGACCGGGAGAAGGCGTCGGTGCGATTTATCCCGCGCTTTTCGCCGTTGGGGAGATGATGTATGCCCCAGCCGTTCGCATCAGCCAGACACTCTATTGCGGAGTGTGACAGGTGTGGGTTTCGCTTTAAGCTGCGCCAACTTAAGCAACTGACAATCAAGTTCACGCAAGTGAACATCATGGTGTGTCGGGAGTGCTGGGAGGCCAGTCACCCTCAGCTGCTTCTGGGCACCTTCCCGATTGAAGACCCTCAAGCCGTGCGCAACCCCCGCCCGGATCGAAGCTACGTCTCTTCGGGGCTCAACGTGCTCGGCAACCCCGGCGACGGGAGCCGCATCACGCAGTGGGGATGGGCGCCGGTAGGGGGCCCTAGAGCCAACGATGACGGGCTGACGCCAAACTACTTGGTGAGCCGCGCAGAACTCGGTACAGTAACGATATCGTAGTCACGGAGGTCCACATGGATAAGATGAAAAAGGTCGCATCGGCCGAAGTCAAGAAGCACGAGCAGCGGATGCACAAGATGGCAAAGGGCGGTGTCACGTCCGCGATGGCACAGCAAATGGGCCGTAACATGGCTCGTGTCAAGAACCAAGGCAAGGTGGGAAAATAATGGCCAAGACCAAACAGCCGGCAGAACCCACGCTGCAGAACATGCGCGTTAGCGTTGGCGCGTACTCCAACAAACCGTGTCCTGAGATCAAGACATCGGGCATCAAGATTCGCGGTACCGGGGCCGCTACCAAGGGCACCATGGCGCGTGGGCCGATGGCGTAAGATATGACCTATACCGAGCTTGTCGCAGCGATTCAGGGGTTCCTAGAGAACACCTTCGATACGGTTGATGTGAACACCTGCATCAAGCAGGCGGAGCAGCGCATCTACCAGACGGTCAATTTTGCGGCATCTCGGAAAGCCACGACGCTTACGGCGGTCATCGGGTCGCCGTACATCACCTGCCCTTCGGACTTCCTTTCAGCGCACTCGTTGGCAGTCGTTCCTGCTTCGGGCGTGTACACCTACCTGCTGAACAAAGACCCCAGCTTCATCCGAGAGACGTATCCGACGGTCGCGGCTACGGGGTTGCCTAAGGTGTACGGCATCTACGGCGTAGATCAGTCTGACGCCAAGGAGCTTCGGTTCATTCTGGGACCGACGCCAGATCTCGCCTACAGTCTCCCGCTTGAGTACTACCACTACCCCGAGTCGATCACGACGGCGGTAAGTGGGCGCACATGGCTCGGGGACAACATGGACACCGTGCTGCTCTACGGCGCGCTTGTCGAATGTTACGTTTTCCTCAAGGGCGAGGCAGATCTGATCAAGCTGTACGACGACAAGTACAAGGAAGCGCTGTTGCTTGCCAAGAGGCTGGGCGATGGGGCAGAAAAGCAAGACCAGTACCGGTCAGGCTTCCAAAAAACCCCGGTGAGGTGATATGCCCATCGCACAAACCCTCACAACGTCGTTCAAGGTTGGACTGCTTACAGCATCGTTCAACTTCAACGCCGGCACTTACCGGATGGCTTTGTACACGGCCACAGCGAATATCGGCGCAAGCACCACAGGGTACACCGCTTCTGGCGAGATTACGGGTACCGGCTATACAGCAGGTGGAACGATCATCACGGTCACCACTGCGCCAACCTCAACGGGCACGACCGCGTTCTTCGGGTTCAGCGATGCAACTTGGACAGGTGCGTCGTTTGTCGCGCGAGGGGCGTTGATCTATCTGGACAACGGAACAACCAATCCAAGCATCGCGGTGCTGGATTTCGGCGCTGACAAGGTAGCGACCCCCAGCGTACCTTTTGTTGTCGCAATGCCTGCCCCCACAGCAACTTCTGCGCTTATTCGACTGCCATGACGACATACACTGCAAATCTTGGACTCGCGCTGCCGGTCACGGGCGATCTTACCGGCACATGGGGGCAGACGGTAAATGACGCTATCACGACGCTGCTGGATTCCGCTGTAGCCGGAACGACTACGCTCAGCACGGATGCTGACGTAACACTTACTGACACAACAGGTGCGACCAATCAAGCACGCCAAGCGGTCATTTTGTGGACGGCTACGGGTACGCTGACGCGAAATATCACTGCGCCGGCAAGAACCAAAGTCTATGTGGTTATCAACTCCACGGGCGGGACACAGTCGATTGTTCTGCGAGGTGCGGGGCCGACCACGGGTGTAACGGTTGTTGCTGGCGAGCGCTGTGTTGTTGCGTGGAACGGTTCCGACTTTGCAAAGGTGGCGTCTACGCTTCCTTTGAGCACGATTACGGTGGCGCAGGGAGGCACTGGCGCAACCACGCTGACCGCCAACAACGTGATCCTCGGCAATGGCGCCTCGCCTGTGCAATTTGTGGCTCCCGGCACAAACGGAAACATTCTGACCAGCAACGGCACGACTTGGACTTCGGCCACGCCTTCGGCAACGGGCGTCACGACGATCACGTTCGGCACCACGGGCCTGACTCCAGCTACGGCGACCTCCGGGGCGGTCTCAGTCGCAGGCACGCTGGTGGCCGCTAACGGCGGAACCGGGCAGTCTTCTTATGCCGTCGGTGACCTCCTGTTCGCCTCGACCACCACTGCACTGTCCAAGCTGGCCGATGTCGCAACGGGCAACGCGCTTATTTCGGGCGGTGTAGGGGTAGCACCTTCCTACGGCAAGATCGGCCTTACCACGCATGTCTCTGGCACGCTACCCGTTTCCAACGGCGGCACGGGTGCAACCACGCTGACGGCCAACAACGTCATCCTCGGCAATGGCACTTCCGCTCCGCTCTTCGTAGCCCCCGGCGCGTCGGGCAACGTGCTCACGAGCAACGGCACGACTTGGACTTCTGCGGCTGCTGGCGCTTCGCTGCTGGGCGACACCGACTCGGCCACGCCGTTTGAGACCTCGCTGGGCTTTGAGGCGGGGAACTCGACTACCGGGGTGAATAACACGTTCATCGGGTATCAGGCGGGCAAGGCGAATACGTCAGGCCAAGATAACGCAGCGCTTGGGTACCAAGCGCTGGATGCCAATACAACCGGCGTGTACAACACCGCGCTGGGCAGCGAAGCTCTTGGTGCAAATACCACCGGAAGTAGAAACACGGCTGTAGGGCGCGCCGCACTTACATCTTCTACTGGCGACTACAACACGGCGACCGGCAATGAAGCGCTGTTCTCAAACACTACAGGCAATTATAATACTGCCGTAGGCAACGAGGCACTGCGAACGAACACTTTTGGCAGCAATAACGCTGCCGTAGGGCATCAGGCGCTTTACGCCAACACGACCGGATCGCAAAATGTAGCTTTTGGCTATCAAGCATTGGATTCCAATACTACCGGCAATGATAATACTGCTTTTGGCGCAGGCTCGCTTGCCGCTAACACAATAGGCACTAATAACGTCGCAGTTGGGCGCCGTGCACTTGAAGCAAACACCACCGGCGTTGATAACGTAGCTGTGGGAGCGACGGCCCTTGACGCCAATACTACCGGATACTCAAACACAGCCGTCGGCTTTACCGCTCTAGGGGCCAATACGACTGGGTACGAAAACACCGCGTTGGGTCGCGCGTTAGCAGCTAACACCACGGGCTACTCAAACACGGCTGTAGGCTATTTGGCGCTTAGCGTCAACTCAACCGGAATTGAGAATGTTGCCGTTGGACGCTCGGCTTTGTCGCAAGCTACTACTGGTAATAATAACGCTGCAGTTGGATGTTTCGCCGGCTCTGCGATTACTACTGGTACGCAAAACACCCTTCTTGGCGCTAACGCCGGCAATTCTGGCACCAACAACCTGACCACCGGCTCCAACAACACCATCATCGGCTACAACGCTGCATCGTCCAGCGCCACGGTCTCCAACGAGATCACGCTCGGCAACAGCAGTATCGCGACCATCCGCGCGCAGGTCACCACGATCACCGCGCTCTCGGATGCACGGGACAAGCGCAATGTGCGCCCCCTGCCGGCGGGGTTGGATTTCGTCAACGCACTGCGTCCTGTGGCTTTTGAATGGGCCATGCGCGACGGCGGCAAGGTCGGCGTGCCCGATACCGGATTCATCGCGCAGGATCTGCAGGAGGTGCAGGAAGCCACCGAGACCGAGATCCCCGGTCTTGTGTACGCAAGCAACCCCGACAAGCTGGAAGCCGGCTATGGCAAACTGCTGCCCGTGCTGGTGAAAGCGATTCAAGATCTCTCGGCACAAGTTCAATCTCTCCAAGCGCAAGTCGCGCAACTTCAAGGAGCAAAGTGATGGATACCCCTACCCCCGAAGAAATCGCTCAGCAGTACAGCGCGCTGGGCGACAGCGTCTGGCTCATCAACGCGATCATCGCGGGCCAGCAGATGAAGGGGGCAAGCGAGCAGGAAAAGAAGGATGCAGTCGGTCGCAACGTCGCGCACCTCGAACTGATGCGTGTCAAGGAATACTGGACCGATGAAGACATGACTGCCGTGGACGCCGCGATTGCCGCAGGCAAGGCGTATGTCTGAGGAACTCCCCCAGCGCAACGTCCTGATCGCCACGCCGGCCTACGATGGTCGGCTGGATGTCTGGTACACGAACTCGCTCATCAACACCGTGCGCATCGCGCAGGCAAGCAACATCTTCGTGCATCCGGTGTTCATGTCTTACGACGCGCTGATCCAGCGGGCGCGCAACGACCTCTTCGGTATTGCCGTCGAGGGCGAGTACGACGACATGATCTTCATCGACTCCGACATGGAGTGGAACCCGCACTGGGTCATGGAACTGCTCGCCCGCCCAGAGGATGTCGTGGGTGGCACAGCGCGCAAGAAGACCGACGATGCCGAGATCTATGTCACCAAGACCCGCGACCTGACGGTGCACGAGAACGGCCTGATCAAGGTCGACGCGCTGGGCACCGGGTTCGTACGCCTTAGCCGCAAGGCATTTACTGCGCTTTGGGAGGCAAGCCCGGAATACGCCAACGAAGGGCGCGTGCGGCGCATGGTGTGTGATGTCCAGATCGTGGACGGCGTGCTGTATTCTGAGGACACCGTGCTCTTCAAGAAGCTCGCGGAGCTTGGGTTCGACTGCTGGCTCGACCCGCGTATGACCTGCGCGCACATCGGCACCAAGAAGTTCTACGGTGACATCCAAGCGTTCATCAAGCGCCTAGCCCCTGTGGAGTAATCCATGCTTGAGATCCTCTCCTTCATCACGGGCTTCCTCGGGCCGCTCGTTCCGCAAGTGTTCAAGTGGTTCGAGCGCAAGCAGGAGTACGCGCACGAGCTTGCCCTGATGAAGTTGCGGCTTGAGCAGGGTGCGCAGGAGCACCTGTGGCGCATGGAGCAGATCAGCGCGACAGCAGACATTGCCGAGATGAAGACGCTGCGCACGCCGCAGCAATCGTTCGGGGTGCAACTGCTGGACGCGGCGAAGGAATGGGTGACGGACACTCGCTGGGGCGCGGTGGTGATCGTGCCGGTGTTTTATCTGTTCGCGCTGTTGGACTTCATCCTCGGCATGGTGCGGCCCGTCATCACCTATGCCGCGTTCGGGTTCTACATGGTCTACAAGTGGACTTTGTTTGAGTCGCTCGCCGCCAACACCACCAAGGAAGCCGCGATTCTCGCCACATGGTCCGATCAGGACTGGGCAGTGCTCCTGCTGGTGTTGGGCTACTACTTCGGCCAGCGCACGATGCGGGCGGCGTTCGGCGGCAGCACCCAGAATGACAAGCGTGCGGGGTGATCCTTGGGCCGCTGGTTGCATCTTGCCCGCGACCTCGCGCATGAGTTCGAGGGGCTGCACCGGGTGGGTCAGGATGGCCTGATCTACCCGTACCACGACCCTGTAGGTTTTCCGACACAGGGCTGGGGCAGGCTGCTGAGTCGCAACAAGTGGGAGTCCCTGAGCCGCTATCACCCCATCACGCGGGCCGAGGCGGACGAATGGTGCAACGAGGATCTCGCCAAGCACGCGCGAGCGGTGTGGTCCCTGTGCCCGGTGGAGATGACGCCGGGGATGTTCGCCGCGCTGGTGGACTTCAGTTTCAACGCCGGGCCGGGAAACCTTGAGATCAGCACACTGCGCCGCCGCCTGCTGGCTGGCGACTACGAAGGCGCAGCCGATCAATTCCCACGCTGGGTCTATGCACAAGGGGTAAAATTGCCGGGACTTGTGCGCCGCCGCGCTGCTGAGCGTGCGCTCTTCCTGAAGGAGTAGCCGTGTCCTTGTTCAAAGCCGTTTTCAAAGCCGGCGTCAATCGCGAAAACACGCGGTATACCACTGAAGGCGGCTGGTACGACTGCGACAAAATCCGTTTTCGGCAAGGCACGCCAGAGCAAATTGGCGGGTGGGTGCGCATTTCAGCAAACACGTTCATAGGTATCTGTCGCTCCCTCTGGAACTGGATTACGCTGTCAGCACAGAACCTTATGGGTGTAGGCACAAACCGCAAGTTCTACATCGAGCTTGGCGGAGCGTACAACGACGTTACGCCGATTCGTAGCACGGTTACGCTGACAAACCCTTTCACTGCTACGAACGGCTCTGCTGTAATCAACGTCACGCACACGGACCATGGCGCACTGACTGGCGACTATGTGACGTACATGGGGGCGGGTATTACAGGGCTTGGCGGCAATATAACTGCCAGCGTACTGACCGGCGAATTCGTCATCACCGTCATTAACACCAACTCCTACTCCATCACCGTAGGAGCGACGGCGAATGCAACAGACGCTGCAGGTTCTCCCGGGGGCGGTTCCGTCATTACGCAGTACCAAGTCAACTCAGGTGAAACTGCCGCCAATCCTCTGCTTGGCTGGGGTTCAGGAGGGTGGGGCGCAGCGCCTTGGGGCGGTAGCCCGCCGCTACCCATCAATCCCACTGTTCCGCTACTGCGCATATGGAATCAGCAGAACTTCGGGGAAGACCTGATATACGGTCCTAACGGGGGCGCGTTATACTATTGGGACGCTTCCAAGGGGGTTACCTCTTCTACGATCTTCGTAACTATTGCTTCTCCGGCAGTGGTTACTTTCACGTTTGCGCCTGTCGAAGGCATGGTGGTGTCTTTCACGACTACCGGCGCGCTGCCTACAGGGCTGGCAGTGGGGGCGTACTACTATGTCGTCAACGTATTTGCTTTTACAGCGCAGCTGTCGCTAACGTATAACGGGCCGGCCATCAATACCTCAGGAACGCAGTCTGGCACGCACTCGTTGTCGGCACGAGGCGTTCCTTTGTCGACTATGCCCGGCGCTTCAGACACTCCGCTGTACGCCAACTACGCGCTTGTTTCCGACACAAGCCGTTTTGTGTTTGCGTTCGGCACGAACGAAATCGGTTCCACCGCTATTGACCCGATGCTGGTGCGGTGGTCTGACCAAGAAGACGCCGCTAACTGGACCCCTTCTGCGGTCACACAGGCGGGCTTTACGCGGCTATCAAGCGGCTCGACGTTTGTAGCTGCTGTGCAAACTCGCCAAGAGATCGTCGTCTTTACTGACTCTGCGCTGTACTCGTTTCAGTATGTCGGCCCTCCGTACGTTTGGACAAGCCAGCCGCTGTCGGCCAACATCTCCATCATCAGCACACGCGCGGCGTCGCTAGCCTCCGGCGTAGTCTACTGGATGGGTGTTGACAAGTTCTACATGTACGATGGCCGCGTGCAAACGCTACGCTGCGACCTTCGGCAGTTCATCTACAATGATATCAACTTGGGACAAGCTTCCCAAGTTTTTTCCAGCACAAACGAAGGCTTTAACGAGGTGTGGTGGTTCTACTGCACAGCCAACAGCACAACGGTAGATCGCTACGTCGTTTATAACTACGGCGAAGACGTGTGGTACTACGGCTCGATGGCACGCACGGCGTGGATCGATTCCGCGCTGCGCAATAACCCGCAAGCCGCGACGTATCTGAACAACCTTGTGGCGCATGAATCGGGCACGGACGATAACGCCACCGGGACGCCAGCAGCAATCGAATCCTACATCCAGTCCTCTGAGTTCGACATCGGCGACGGACACAATTTCGGCTACATCTGGCGGGTGCTGCCTGATATAACTTTTAGGGGCTCTTCGTCGGCTGCGCCGACTGCTAACTTCACGCTGTTGACGTTGAAAAACGCAGGCTCTGGCTACACAACGCCGGCTTCGCAGGGTGGGACAAACAGCGCGAACGTGGTGCGTACGGCAACCGTACCGGTAGAGGCGTTTACAGGCCAAGTGTACACGCGCGTGCGTGGCAGGCAGATAGCACTTAAAGTATCTAGCGCACAAGTGGGCACAACTTGGCAGTTAGGCGCGCCGCGTCTCGACATTAGACCGGATGGGAGAAAGTAATGGCGCAGCTGATCCCGCCCCGCGCCCCTAACCTACCACTAGCGCCAAAAGAATACGACTCGGGGCACCAAGAAAAGCTCACAAATGCGCTGCGACTGTACTTCCGGCAGCTTGACAGCGCGCTTACGCAGCTGCTCAGGGGTTTTAACAACTACGGTACTTTCTACAGCACCACCACGCAGACGAACCCGGTAACGTCCGCAGTAAACCTTGTGACGTATGACACTACTGCAGAGGCATTCGGGGTAAGTGTAGACGCAATCAACCCGTCGAGGCTTGAGGTAACGATGGCCGGCGTTTACAACTTTCAGTTCTCTGCGCAGCTAGACCACACAGGCGGCGGTAAAGCGGCGTTCTACTTCTGGTTTAGGATAAACGGCACTGACGTGCCCGACAGCGCTACCAAGATGGTCTTGGCCGGAGCAACTGATGAAGTGGTAGCGGCATGGAACTACCTCGTGTCTTTGAGCGCGGGTGACTACTTTGAACTTGTGTGGAGTTCTCCCGATTCCGGCGCTAGAATACTCGCAGAGCCTGCGGCAGCGCCCATCCCCGCCATTCCGTCCGTCATCATGACGGCTACCTACGCCTATCCGGCGGACAATTGAGGTACGCATGAGCCTTGCGAATCTTGCTCAGGAAATCGCCCATAAAGGCCGTCACGGGGACTCCACCCTTGTGCATATGACTCCCGGCGAAGTAGCCGGTCTTGCCGCTATTGCTCGTGCGCATGGAGGGGAGCTTACGGTCAACCCCGAGACAGGTCTGCCTGAGGCGAATT